CGGCCAGCTTTGGCTCCAGCAGCAAGCATTCTATACCGCTGGTAAAAGGTGTTCCAGACAGGCAAACCCCCCGCGATCGCTTCACCACACTCTGAGACGGCCTGAAGCCATCTACGAAGAATGAGGGGAGTGTCGCAAGGTAACGTGGAGACGGAATCTTTAGCAAGGGCCACACGTGGGTCCCTCACCATAGTCCATCTCTCCCCGTCCCACACAGGCTGAGTTTGGCAAAATTCAATTCGCTCAAACACATCCTGTGGTGCGCCCATCTTCATATTAAAACCGTGCGCCAGGAAGAAATCTGGCACCGCATTGGCAGCTCCAACCACGTCCCGCCGTTCGACAATGAGAACTGAATCATCCCCATCATCATAAAACTCAAACTTAATCCCCAAGGAGGAAAGGAGTTTATAAAACAGACAAGACATAATGAGCACATTTCCCATAGCAGTGTTCATATCTCCTGAACAACGGCCACCTCGCTTTGTAAACACGACTGAACCATCCGCACACCTACCGAAAAAATGGAGAGTAAGCTGCATACGTAGCAGCCACTGGAGAGTCTCATCCTGCTGAAAGATCTTGTTGTAGACCGAGTGTTCAAACTGGAGCGCTTCAACGCTCACATGTTGATCAAACCGTTTGGCATCAAACAACAATGCAACAGGATTCGCAAACCTCTCCCACTTCTCCCTCAAAACGCGGGCGCGCTTAGAAAAGTTGTGTCCCTTAGCAACCGTATTTGGGTGACACCCAAGCTCTTCGAACATCCGATCAATCATGTGGTAAACCCTATGCTCAATCGGTTTCAAATACACGCCAACTGCCAAGTTATACCGCGGATCGCGCGGATAGATGATACGAGGTGCAGGGTCAGGCTTAACTGTGAAATTGATCTTCTCACATTTCACAAACCCTGTCACAAAAGAGTCAAACTCGGAGACTGGTGCGAAAACCAACGAACGCCTCGCGTTTTCGTACACCGTCCTCTTTCGACCACTATACAACCCCACAAACTCCTCTGGGGGGATAGCGGTGGACCGAAGTCGACTAGCGCAGAACAATCTTTCTACGACCTCGCCCATCTCATGCCACCGTCCATGCTCCGGGGAAGGCGGTGATTCAAACGTGCCTTCTGGTGTCTCTACCAGAAATACACGCTCAACTACCCCTCGAAACATGTTAACTAGGCAGTTATCATGGACACCGAAGGAGACCTCCGGAGACAGTGGCAAGCGGAACAATTTCCGCTCTTTGGCAGGTGCTGCTCGCAAATTGACCACAATAGGCGGAGGCTCATCTCCATGGTCAAAGCCACCCAGTGTAACTTTGTTGGACACCCATTTGAACGAGTCCAACCACCACTGAATCAGCCGACCTTTACAAAGTCGAGTCCTACACCCACGTAAGCGAGTCACGGCTCCCTACCAACGCTTGGCCCATTTCGTCAACCACCACTCCCACACAGGTCGGACAAAGTTGAAGTGAAGCTTGAGCCACCCGGCATCAAGCTCCTGCGGTGTAGGAACAAACGCACATGCAATAATACGATCAACATGCATAGCGATATGAACATTCCTCACTCCCTTCTTCTTCATCTCACGCTGCAGCTGTTGTCGAACAACTGCAATCTGTGCGTCAGTGGCGGCCGACGGAGTGCAATCAAAATGAGCTTTGCACCAATAGACCCACCATCTCTGATGACCGGTCAAGCCAGCCAGCGCGCCACCATGTCGTGGTTCCACGCGCATCGGCTCATTCGCGATCTCCTCCGGTTGCACTTCAGCGGCGTCTTGCAAACGCACCGCCGCATCCATGTCCTCCGCATCACCCTTTAATAACCTAAGAGTATGCGGGACCCGCTCCACAGCCGCACGAACGCGACCACGGAGGAGCACACAAATCGTGAGCAAATACAACACGACTGTGATTAACAAGCCAGCCACTATCCAACGAAGCCCGAGAAGCTTCACCAGTGTCCACGGAAACGAGAATGGGGCCAGCAACCCTCTAACAAAAGGGTGCATTCTCGTTGCATGCTCAAAATCCTCGTTGGCCTGAACAAAACCAACGAAGACCATACACACGACAAGCAGCAAAACCCAAGGCAACATAGACAAGAAGAAAAGAAAAGAGTTCCAAGCAAGCCAAATGACACGGAAGCCACAGCGGATTAAGATCACAAAGATCGCAAACCACGCGACTACTGAACCCAGTGTCACCAGGACCTCCTCAAGAACAGTCTCTTTCTCCCACTTGTGCCCAGATTTCACCACAGTGCCGTACGAAGGCATAGTAAAACGTTGTACAATGACAGTGGACAATGTCATTACAACAAGAAGAGGATAGACGATACGATTCATAATAAGAAATAAGATCGTGCACTTCTTCAGTAACCCCCCCTGTAAGCGCCTTCAGGGAACCCATAACCTACCCTTATTCAAGGTAAGCGCAAGACTGAGAGAGGGAGTCCAACCGGACCTGCCGAAGAGTAGGACAGTACGATGGGATGGATGGACAATAGGACATCAGCCTAGGGTGGGTGGTCTGCGGAACACATCTGACAATAAGCAACGCCCAGTCAGGAAGAACCCTCGATGCCCACCGATCCAGCAATCGGCCATGGCCCAAGCGCCAGGTCGTGCCAG